CTCAGACTAACAATGCCAGCCCTGCGTCGCTGCGCTCCGACTGCCTGTCCGAATGATCGTGGAACAGGTGTCCGGATCAGCGTGGGCTGAGTGTCCGAATGGCGTGGAATCCGCATACAGATTAGCGATAAGGCGAATTTTCTATGTTCACAGTGAGCTGAAGGCTCAAGTGACCTATCAAGGCGAGCGTCAGCATAACCACGCCAGCCGTCTCGATTCGCCGTCATCCTGTGTAGTTCTGGTGATAGGGCAGGGGGCTTGATAAGCCCCTGTCGTCATCTGGTGCCTATTTGGTGCTCCAGTGCTTCACCCTAAAGCTACTGCTGCAAGACCTGTCGTCATCCTGCGTGCGTCTGGCGTTTGCGCTTTTTTCAGGCCAAAAAAAACCCCGCAGGGTGGCGGGGTGGCTAACGGTAAAAACTACCAATGAGAATTTTGTGATGCGGGGAAGGGTAGTGCTATTTGACTGCCACGATCAACTGCCGTCTCCAGTTCGCCACCTGGTCAGTAGTTGCTTTGCCGCTCGACCGCATTGCCTCGAACAGGTTGAGCAGGTGGTTAATGGCTATGTCGTCATCGTCGTGGTACTCAACGACGAAAATGGGGAATCCAAGGTTGCCTGCTGCTGATATCGCTGATGCGATGATCTCTGTTCGCATCGTCTCGGAATCATCTTCATCAGCTCCGGTGAGGTTGATCCTGTGCAGCTGCAGCTCGCCTCTGCGGGCCATGTCGACGATGCTGCATATGTGATCTTGGGTCGGTTGGCGAAAGGTGTTCATGCCTGCTCCTGGTTGGGACTTGCTAGCAGGTTCTCACGGAGTTTGGATAACCCAAGATCCGGCTTCGAGGGCTCACTCAGTCTTACCAACGTGCCATTCGCTGTTTGCTTTTGATCTGGCTTTTCGCTCTTGATTCCAGAGAAATTTGAAGGCTTTTCCCTTTTAAATCTTTTTAACTTGTTTTTCTCTTGTTTTTCTCTTGTTTTTAAAGAGCTGGAAGCCGCGTTGCACTAGGGCTCCAGAGGAGCAATGACTACAGATTCCGTGTAGCGTGCTACAGATTCCGACTTTGACGACTACGGATTCCGTGTCCCACGACTACAGATTCCGTGCTTGCTGCTACAGATTCCGCCTGTTATCCACAGGCCCTGTTTGCAGGCTATACGACTACAGATTCCGTGTGATGAAAATGAGCTGCATCGTGCTCCCAATATTAGCTTTCTTACTGGGTTTTTGCCGGTAAAAGTCGTCATCTTGTTGGGAAACGGGTGATCTGGCACTGGGCGGTGGCATGGGGCGGTCGTCATGTTTCGACTCTGCGCGTTCCCGATCTTGGTAAAGCTACAAATTCCGGGTCTACCATGCTCTCCATCGCTTGTGCTGCGTTATCTGGACACATGGCATCCAGATTAATAATTCACCTCTGATTAATCATATAAGCCATTGATCTATAACGAAAAACTAATTTATTGGCTCCCGCAGCGCCGGTAGGCCACGATTTCTGCCATCTGCTACAAATTCCGTGCTCTCAGATCCGCTTACGACTACAGATTCCGACTAAGCCGATTTTGCTACTGCTACAGATTCCGGGTTGAGCAGCGGCATCGACTACAAATTCCGTGTCCTGGTTTAGGCCCCATAAAACTACAAATTCCGGCCATTGGTTGTCCGAAAGCTAGATTTAGAAAGGGGAGAGGGAGCGGTCCGGGTCAACCCAACTGCTACAAATTCCGGGTTGCGATACTGTATCGACTACAAATTCCGTGTCCCCGCCTCGTAGCGCAAATTGCTACAAATTCCGTGTCAATGCTGCGGCAGCTGAGCTGATTGTGTGCAGCTTGCCCCCCATTTTTATCGACTACAGAACATTGTGCGCGTAGTTGTATGACGAGCCGTGTTCGGATAGTCTCACTCCAGCCTTAATCAGGATCTTTGCTAATGGACGCGCCAGAAATTACTGAAACAGAGTCGAGCGTTAAGGTCACCAAGCACAACGACCTGGTGTCCGCATCGTATCGCCTCACTCTGGCCGAGCAACGCCTGATCCTAGCTGCTATTGCTCAAATCGACCCCCGAAAACCTATGCCTAAGGCCAGTTCGGTGATGGCTGTCGATTACGCCCACATCTACGGCATCACGCCAGGCCAGGCCTACGAGCAGATGCAGGACGCGGCCAAAATGCTGTTCAACTCCAAGATCACCTCGATCCGTGGATCAGGTAAGAACATGGGGATTCGAGAAATCCGCTGGGTTCAGGAGTGCGAATACGTAAAAGGCGAGGGCAGGGTAGAGCTGGTGTTTTCCGATAGCGTTAGGCCCTACCTTTCTCGACTTCATAGCCATGTGACAAGTTACGACTTGTGGCGTGTTGCACGCCTGGATTCGGCTCACAGCTTCCGGCTGTTCGAGATGCTTATGCAGTTCAAGAGCACGGGTTGGGTCTACATGCGCCTAGACGAATTGCGAGAGCGTTTAGCCCTGGGCGAGTCTTACCAGCGCTTCAACAACCTGCGGCAGCGCGTAATTGACCCTGCAGTCGAAGAGCTTCGGCAAAAGGCCGGCTTGAACGTCAACGTGGACTTTATCAAGGAAGGCAAAGCGGTCACGGCCCTGCGGCTGACCTTCACAGATGCCGATGACCTGCAGCTCCTGCGCAATGACGGTTGGCCAAAGAGCCTGCAGGATGCTTTGGAAGATGCGATGGCTGAGGAGGATCTGGAGGAGGAAGCCAGCTCGGCCGAGTACCAGGATGAGCCACGCACTCAGGATCTGTTCGGATAAACCTCAATTAAATCAATAACTTGGTTTAACATAATCCCTATTATGCGAAGCCTAAGACGAGTAGCGCGGCGATCACTGCAACGCTAACGATCAGCATGGACTTGACGCTAAAAACGCTTGGCGGGCCATTCTCGACCGTTTGAAGCTGCTGGGTTGCAGGTTGCCGAGGTTTGGATTGTCGCTGTTGACGACGTTCCTCGCGATACCAGTCGCGGTCATACATGCCCATGGTGTAGATCCTGGTGATTAATCGGGTCCCTCCCGCAAGCGGGAGCCCTCCCGCTTAACCACCAGTCTGCTTGTCGGGTGTTTTACCTGCAAGTGAGACTTGAGGAAGGCCAGAGACGACATAGCCAATGTCAAAGCCCTGGAACTCAATGCTGACAACGGTCGGCGAATGATACGAAATCGTGTAACCGGCCTCGGTCATATCCTGAAAACTGACCTGCCTGATCGGTTGGCCGTTCTGGGAAATCACAATGTAGCCGTTCATGTACTCACCTGTTTGCGCCCTAGTGCCGGTCATGAGCGCAGCTAGGTGCATATCAAAGCCCTGGTACGGGTGAATTTTTTGCTCAGGGCCGCGAGGCGTTGCTACAGGTTCAGACGGCTGCTCAACGTGAGTTTCTTCTACAACGGTAACTGGCTTAGGCTGGATTTTTGGCGGTGCTGATGGTTTGTCCCTGGTCAATGCATGGCCGACGAGAAAAGCCGCAACGACTAGGCAGATCGCAGCGCCCTTGAATGGCCAGCGCTTCCACAGCGGGACAATGTCGTTTGCTAGAGCCTCGATGACAGCGCCATTGCTCTTGGTGTGAGACTTGTAAAGCGGAAAGTACTTGGGCTCGTAATCACGAATACTAGTGTTTACGACCTCCCCGCGAAGGCCGTCCTGAACCTTGCGAATGTATTTGTCATTTGAGCCGAAGGCAGTTGCCTTTTTGCAGCGGTAAACGACCTGCACGAGGTCGCGGATTGCTGGGCTGATCTTGCCGTAGGACTGCGTGATTAGCAGTACGTCAGCGCCCTCGTGGCGGTGTTCTGCATACCACTCCTCAACAGATACAGGCGTGCCGACACGTGGCAAAAACTTATGGCATTCGTCGATGACATAGAGCGCGCCCAGGTCGTTTTCACCGCGCCAGGAATCGCCGTAATCCTCAACCCTGCTGAATGGGCGGCAGAGCTTGCCGTCGAACTGATAGTTGCCGCGAATCTCGATCAGCTTGGTCGAGCCTGGGAAGAAGTGTTCCCACATATCCAAGCGCAAAGGGAGGTTGGTGATGACCTTCCTCCCCTGCTCCACCACGGCCGGCAAAATGTGAAAAGCGACAGACTCATACGACTTGCCGCCGCCAGGTTGACCCAGTAGCAAATTAATCATTACGAACCCCAGCGCACGAAAGGGATGGTTTGCAACAGGAAGCGGATAACAAGGCCGGAAACGATGATAGAAAGCGCCTGAGGAATGCCGATATAGCCGAGCATATTGGCTGCCTCAGGAGGGACCATTGAGTAATAAGTCTGCGGGTTGAACGGGATAGCAATGGCATTAAGTGCGCCAATAGCAATGGCGATTAGCGACTCAAAACCCCAGCAGACAAGATCAGTCAGAACGTACCAGATGCTTATAAATATCTGTTTGAAACAAAGAATCAGCCACTCGGCAAACTTGGCAATTTTGCCGAGTAGAATCGTGAAGAATTGAAAAATGCCGCCCATATCAGCCTCCGAAAGTTATAGCGCGGAAGGTAAATAACGCAGTTACCAGCAATATGACCTTGATGAAGTCGAAGACATAGCACAAGGAACTAAAACCAATAGAGCCGTAAGACGCCCAGGACGCAATATTAAAGCTAAGGCCAAAGCTTGGGCATGAACCAGAAAAAGACGGAACGAAGCCGTTAAGGAATTGAATAAACTGAGAGTTGTTCACCTGAGCGCTGGCATTATCCCAAACACCAGAGAGACCGTCAGGATACTTCTGCTCGTAAAAGCTTGGGACATCCGGCATCGGCGAGTCATCAAAGGTATAGGACTGGTCTTCCTCTGTGGGGTTTTCCTCTGATGTAGGTTCATCCGTTGGGAGGCCGTCGCTGGTTTCGGTGGTAGTTGTTTGGCCGTCTTTAGTGGTCGTGGTCGTGGTAGTGGTGCTGTAGTTGTAGTAATTGTCGCCGTAAGTGTAGTTGTACTTATTTTGCGTGGTAGTCGCAGTATTTGACGTGGTGCCGTCGGGGTTTGTTGTAACGCTAGTGGTTGTCTGAGCGGGACCAGTTGCAGAAGATGGGCCAGAGAGTTGACCCCATTCAGACATTTCGTCAAAGCAGGCAGCAGGGCTTGGAGAATTTGCGCAGGTTTCTTTAATAAGATCGCCGACATATGCAGGCCCCTGACCCTTCATAAATTGCTCCATGGCATCAAATTCGATGTCACCGGGCGCACGATTTTCAGAAGTTAGAGAACTGTAGCTAATCGCTTTAAATGAGGCTCTGGGCCATGTGGATGTGGCCGGGTCTATTTCATATCCGAGAGAAGTTGAAGTGCAGTAATTGAAAATATTAAATCCGGCTGGAGGCGAATATGAGACATCAACAAGATAAGTACTTGAGCCTGATGTTATAGAAAAGGTTTTGCCGAGAGTTTGTGAAGCAGGTGTTTGACAGATATTGGAGAAATCGTATCCAGGTGGAGTAGGAAAACTAGGATTTTCGACGGGCATTCCTTCATAGGTATAGCCTGGAACTTTGATTTGACCAGAAGAATCTATAATTGCACCGGCAGCAGCTACAGCAGCAGTGACAACGGCAGACGCAACAAGCCCAGGAACACCGCCGCCCCTGACTGCCTGCATTGCCTTTT